GTGGTTTTCGCCGCCCACGCCGCCTCCGCCGCCGCCTCCGCCCACGCCGCCTCCGCCGCCGCCCACGCCGCCGCCGCCGCCGCCGCCGCCGCCGCCTCCGCCTCCGCCCACGCCGCCTCCGCCTCCGCCTCCGCCTCCGCCGCCACCGCCGCCTCCGCCGCCTCCGCCGCCTCCGCCTCCGCCGCCCACGCCGCCGCCGCCGCCGCCACCGCCCCCCTTTTCGCAGCGAAAGCGTTGTCTCTGGCCTTTTGAAAATCCTCGGGGGTACTTAGGGGATTTTCCCAGCACGCGATAGTTTCCTCAATCGCTGCTTTCACTTTAGTAAATTTGGTGTGATCGAAGCGAGTGAGCGAGCGGCGCATGATCATGCAGAGAAAGGGGCCTTTTACTTTCTCAAGGTCGGCGCCGATAGGGATCGCGCTTGCAAACTCCACAGGCCACGTTTTCGCCCGCTCATTGCTAACGCCTTCAAAAATACGATCTTCAACTCGGGCCAACCATTCCGGGATGCCTAGGTGTTCTTCGTACGCTTTGTGATCCCCGTACTTTACATTTTTAAGTTTCTTCACTCGGGCGACGGAATGGAGAGAACAGCCAACCGCGCACCCACGAAAATTTCCCACCTTGTTCTTTTCTATGTGGCTGTAGGTGCCGCGTAAAAAAGCGTCGGCAGATTGGTGCTTCTTTAGCTCTTTGAGGAATTCTGACTTGGTGACAGTGGTATTGGTGAAAGCTTTCATTTTTCAGCTCCCAAGGTCAAAAGTCGCTTAGCGCGATTCATCCATCCGTTTTTGGCCCACAGCATATTTGGGTATTGGGCGATTCTCGCATTTATATACCGCTCGGTAGCGGCTTCGAATTTATCGAGGAACACGATCGGGGAAAGCGCGTTGACCGCCGCAACCACGTCGTCTCCATAACGAAACGGAAACTTCGTTGAAAGCGCGTCCGATAGAATCACCATGCATCCGCCTAATCCTTTATTCACGGCGGTATCGAAAATCGCGATGGCGGAAGCGCTCCACACATAAGTATCGCCGTGGATCGGCTCCCAAAAATTCTTTTTATATATTGACAGGGCAATATCTCGCGGCATTTTCGCTACGTCCGCGGGAGTGAGCTTTTTGCCGAGATAGGATTCATACTCGGTGAGAATTATCCCCCACATGGTAGCCCCGCCCGGATCGCGCGGGTCATTGGTAAACTCCCCCGTGTCGTGATCCCAATTCACGCCGTCTTCATTTTCCATCACGTACTTTACGGCTCGATCGAACCGAGACGGACCGGCTTGCGGCGGAGAAACAGGTTGACTATCCCCCGGCGCCGCGGGGATAGCGGGAATACCCGCGCTCGGCGGTACCGCGATTAAAACCTCTCCTTTGTGATCCAAGATCAGCTCTTTAATCGTAAGCGGGATACCGAAAAACTTCTTGAACCGAATCAGCAGGGATTGAATCATAGGGGATAAATACCTTTCATTTATAAGTGAGTAACCAAACCACAATACAATTCCGGTGCAGATAAACCAGCTCCCGCCGGTACCACAACCGCCCCCATGTCCAAGGCATTCCTCGGTGGCAGGCTCGGTCGCAATACGCGCAAAAACGGGGGTCATTCATTGTGGGTAAAAAATATAGATTAAAAGTATAGTCTCGGCAACTATTAAAACCCGCTATAAAAATTGTTAAGTGGTTTTAACTCTTGGCGGTCTCGGCGATAGGCGCCGCGAGGAACCGGACACCGTAATAGGCGAGTAGCGCCGCTTCCGCGAGATCCGCCGATCGCGCCCCGGTCATAAACCTTGGCGTCCATTCCGGGAACAGCTCACAGGCCATCTTCAGGCTCTGTTTTTTGTCGGCGGAGAGACCTAAACCCGCTTTCCACACGTTTGGATAGGCCAAGCGTGGCTTTAGCCCGCAACCCGCTAATACCCCCAAAATAATCCCAAAACCCTCCCCAAACCGAAACGCGGATGTCACCCCTTGCTGTGGGGAAGCGTTCACGCGCTCTACCACCACCACAGCGGGTTGAGAGACGTATATCTGCTGGTATAGCGCCTCGGCGTCGATCTCAGGCCTAGAATCAGGGATAAGCGTCTTAGCGGGGCGAAGAGGCATAGGAAGCGCGGCGACGATCCTCCGCGCGGTTGGGTCGTACCAAGCCAGGGCGCCGCCGAAGCCCGGATCGCAACCAAGTATAATGGTCTGGGCCATGGATTAAGGGAACCATGCCTCGGCGGTATTGTCACTATTCGTTCTTTAGCCGAACGCTTTTCGGAGTACCGGGGGGAAGAAGGGGAATACTTCTTTTCGCACAAAAGGACTCAAAATCAACTAAAGAGGGGAAAAATTCTCTTTTACCTTTGAAAGTCGTTTCAATACCCCAAACCCCATTCTCAGCGTATATCTGCCCAAGGGAAAAACCGTGATACCCATGATAAACCAATCGTCTAATGTGCCCCTCTAAGGGGCGCAAAGCACGCATTTCGTGGATGGCTTTTAATTCTGCTTCTAAATCCCTATCCTTTTTCTTCATTCTACTTCCTTTTTCTTCTTTATGGACAGTCTATTTCGCATCGGTAACAGCTTTTTCTCAAAAAAAACTGAATAAAAACGCCATAGTTACCGATTCAACAGTATCAACAGTTATTTTGGTCAGTTCAGCCATAGAAACGCCATAGATATAAACTGCATTTAAATTTAAATCAATTTAAATAGCCATATTGCTATGGCTTATTACTCTATTCTAATTGTAATAGAGTAATAAGAGTAATAATATAGCAAAATCAACTATTTAAAAATTACAAGGTTATTACAGCGGAAAAACCGCTGTAACTTAAGAACGATTAATCCCCCTCCCTCCCTCGGCCTATTAAATTAAAAACGGAGGCTCGGGCTTTTCAGCTCGAACCCCCGTTAACTCCACTCCGCAACGGAGAGAAGGGAGAGAAGATCTAATCCCACCAGATCCGGAACATGCCTAATTCAGGTTGGAAGGAAACTTCGTCGGCATTTAGGACCTTGGTCAGGTCCGCAGGTCTGCCCGAACCAATCCAAACTACATTAGCGGGTTTTACGTAAATGCAGACGCTGCCCTCTCGGGCGATAAAAACTTTCGCATCTTTACCGAAAGCTGCATCCAGCTCTGCAATGGCGGTTTCAGCTTCGAAACGGTTGTAGCCTTCGGGCAGAGCCTTATGCAGGATTGTTTTTGCCTCCGCGAGGTTGAAAGCATAAGGGCAGAAAAAATTCAGTTGCCGTTCTTCCCCTGCCGCGATGTCGTTGCAGTCAGAATAGGCTTTGAGGATTCTGCGTTCTTCGTCTTGGTACACTTTGTACGCCATAACTTTCTCTCCGTTGGTTGGTTTTTCAGGGGGTCTCTTCAGTGCAAGCGTGACTTGCAGACTATCGCCGAGTTTTTAACTCTCGGAGATAGTTTCGACCTATATAAACTATTCTTGTTTTAGACCAGTGAATTGGAGATTGTCGAAATTGGAAAGCTTGTTTTTAGGACAAGCTTTGAAAGTGAGCTTGTTGGTGAGAATTTCGCAACGGGTGTGGAGAACCTCCACCGGTTTACCAAGAGCGATCACGTATCGAATCGCGGCGGCTTTAGAAGCGAAGTTTTTACCGTTAATAGCGTAAACTTCGGAAACTTCGGCTTTTGCGGCGGTGGAAGAGAGCAGAACGAGGGCTGTGATCAGGGTTTTCATGGTCATTTTCTCCGTTTTAGGTGTTTCAGTTGGGTACAAAGTGAATATATCAGGTATGACTGTATGAGTCAATTAAAAGAATTTAAATGGCGTTAATACGTGGACGCATTTAAATTTAAATTAATGGTTTCAATTCAATCTCACAGAAAAGATAGGGTCAATTTAACTGATTCTCAGAAGGAATTGGTTTTAGATGGCGTCGCCAACGGTTTGGGCAACGATAAAGCGTCTCAAACGTTGGGGATATCGTTTCGCTGTTTCAACGATATCCTTATTAGGGACCCCACATTCGCTAAAGAGGTAGCAAGGGCACGCGAAGTTTGGATTCACTCTCTCGTTTATCGTCTCATCGGAATCACTGAAGGTTGCGAGACTATGGCCGAGGTTTCAGCAGCTAAAGTAGAGAGTGAAAACATAAAATGGGCAGCGGGAAAATTCGTGCCGGAAGTTTTCGGTGACAACCTCAATATAAACGTGACTCATTTAGACCTATCCTCCGTGCTTTTGGCTGCCGAGAATCGCGTGATTCCTATTCTACAGGCTAAAACTGAACTGGTTATGGATCGTTTGGATGCGAGATCGTCGATTGTAGACGATCCTCGCGATGACGTTTTGGACGTTTCAGAAGCTCTTGGCGATATTCCACCCGAACTTGTGGATCTAATATAAAGAATGCTTAATACTGTTGAGACCCCCGGGGGGTGTCTATGGGGTGGCCCCAAGCTTTTGGCCGCTCAGCCTATTACCTCACCTTTGCCCAACAAATACATGAAATTTGTATTTGGCCGGGATTCCAAAATTTTTTGAAAAATTTTTGATATAAGGGCCGGATGATTGATTCTTACTTCCGAAATAAAATTTCTATCGAACCGGTTTCTGGATGTTGGCTGTGGAATAAGGGGAGATATAAAAATGGGTACGGAAAAGCCGGCCTTCCTTCGTACTCTCGATTGGCGCATCGCCTTTCATGGGATTTACATAAGGGGCCTATTCCTGAGAAATTGTTAGTTTTGCATAAGTGCGATGTTCGGCATTGCGTAAACCCCGAGCATCTATTTTTGGGAACGTACAAAGACAATTCCGCGGATATGATGGCGAAAGGGCGAGACGATTTTGCCAGCTATTGGACAAAAAGATATGCGTGTTCAAAGGGGCATGCGTACACTGAGGATAACATTTACCGATATTCGGGCAGCGGGGCTGCTCGACTTTGCCGAACGTGTCGAAGAGACTTAGTGCGTAAAGCGCGGGAGAGGACAAAGAATGGCAAACCGTCGCGCGGGCGATCCGACAGTAAATCCAGCGGATACCAAGCGGATACTTGAAACTATCCTTCACCCGGAAGTTCGCGATAACCCTTTGGCGTACGTGATGTACGCGTTTTGTTGGGGACGGCCAAATAGCCCGCTCGCCAACCGTACGGGCCCAAATAGATGGCAACGAGAAGAGCTAATCAAGATTGGCGAACATATCGCGGAGAATAAAGCCAGGATCGCCCGCGGGGAGAAACCTGTCGTATACAAACTCGCCGTAGCCTCTGGCCGCGGAATCGGTAAATCGGCGTTTGTGGCGATGGTAGTGTGCTGGTTCATTAGCTGCGTCCCGGGTGGTAGCGCGATTATTTCCGCGAACACTGATGCCCAGTTAACCTCAAAAACCTTCGGGGAGATTTCAAAATGGCTGACCCTGGCCATCAACGGGTACTTTTTTGAACGAACGCAAAAAAAGATTACCCCCACTGAATGGTTCGCGGCACAGCTCCGCCAGGCGCTAAGAATTGACAGCGGGAAGTACTACGCAGAAGGCATTCTCTGGAATTCTGATAACCCAGATGCCTTCGCCGGGGAGCATTCGAGCATTGGTATGCTTCTTGTTTACGATGAGGCGAGCGGAATTCCAGCCCCCATCTGGAACGTGTCGGACGGGTTTTTTACAGATTTGACACTATATCGTTTTTGGTTTGCATTTTCAAACCCAAGGAACAATACGGGGTATTTTTTCGAATGTTTCCACAAGTACCGAAATTTTTGGCGAACGCGCCAAATTGATTCGCGAACCGTGGAAGGGCTCGATACCAAGATTTACGATGAAATTATTGCTAAGCACGGAGAAGATTCCGATACGGCAAGAATTGAAGTCCTGGGGCAATTTCCAAGCCAGGGCGATTGCCAATTCGTGAGTCGGCAAGTTGTGGCCGACGCGCAAACGCGCGAACTTGAACGCTACGACGATCACGCGGCGTTAGTTATGGGCGTGGACCCAGCTCGGTTTGGTGATGATACGACCGTGATTCGAATGAGGCGGGGGCGCGACGCCCGCAGTTACCCCGTCGTAGAGCTTAAAGGTTTAGACAACATGGTCGTGGCGAACAAAGTCGCCGATCTCATCGAACAGTTCCAACCTGATGGCGTGTTTATCGACTCCGGTGCGGGGGCGGGGATTATCGACCGCCTTAAAGAGCGCGGGTACGTGGTTCACGAATGCGGATTTGGCACCGAGAGTAAGGACCCAACTTACGCCGACCATCGCACGGAGATTTGGGCCAAGATGCGCGAGTGGCTTAACGGTGCGATGATCGACAATAGTCAATTTCTCGCCGACGACCTTACCGGTCCCATGTACGAATTTCAAGGGCGCGAAGACAAGATCAAGCTGGAATCAAAAGAGAAGATGAAAAAGCGCGGTATCGCAAGCCCAAACCACGCAGACGCGCTCGCTATCACATTTCATTTGCAAATCGCAAGATACGACTCCAAGATTGCTAGAAAGAATCCCACCCGACGCAACCGCGTGGCAACAGGTATGGATTACAAAATTTTTGGGGAAAGAAAATAAATGTCGGGTGCAGTTTCTGCCGTAGGCGATCTTTTCCACAACGTGGGGCAGATGTTTTCTACCCCAAAGCAACCCACTCTTCAGGCGCCTAACGCGCTTTCTCAGACCCCGACCCAAGCGCAAGCCTCGGCAACCGCGAGTCAACAAACGCTCCAATCGGAACAGCAAGCCGCCTCCACTTCTACTATCCTCTCCGGCGGCGGGGCGGGGCTCTTGGACCAACCGACCACCACTAGCCGCACGCTGCTCGGGAGCTAACTAAAAGTATGCAAACCTCTACTTATCTCGCGCCGCCGTCTTCCGGGAGTTTCACCCGCCAGTCGATGGCGGACGATGAGTTGGTAAGTAAACTTTTAACCGACTGGCAATACCTTTTTGGTCTCCGCGGTAACTGGAATAGCCATTGGACTGAAATCGCGCAGCGTATTTACCCAATGGAGAGCTGGCTGTTTCAAAACTTCTCGCAGCTCAACATGCAGGGCGACAAGCGTAATTTTGAGGTTTACGATTCTACCGGGATTTTAGCCCTGCAACGCTTCGGCGCCATTCTCGATTCGCTGCTTACGCCGCGGGATCAGTTTTGGCACCAGATCAAGCCCTCAGATGATGCGCTCTTGAAGGACAAGGCCACTCGTCTCTGGTACGAAAGGGCGAACAATGTTCTTTTTGAGGAAAGGTATAGCCCAAAGTCTAATTTCGCGGCACAAAACCAAGGGCAGTATCTTTCCTTGGGCGCTTACGGTACTGGGGTTCTTTTTATTGATCGTCTTGCTGGTACCCCTGGTATTCGCTATAAGCATGTCCACCTTGGGGAGTGCTATCTCCAGGAAAATCATCAAGGCATGGTCGATCGTAACTGCCGCCATTTCATGATGACCGCGCGCCAGGCGTACCAAATGTTTGGCGAAGAATGTCCCGATAATATCATCACGGTGAAAGATCGGTTTCCCGATCGTCAGTTCTTTTTTCTCCATTGGGTGATGCCCAATGACGACCGCGATCCAGACCGCAAAGACTACAAGGGCATGGAATACTCCTCGCTCTATATCTCGATCGAAGGGCGCAAAATCGTCAAACGCGGCGGGTATACTAATTTTCCCTACGCCATTTCTCGATATTACCAAGCCCCGAACGAAGCTTACGGCCGTTCTATCGCCATGGATGTACTTCCCAGCCTCAAAACCCTCAACGAGCAGAAAAAGACGATGCTCAAACAAGGGCACCGCGCGCTTGACCCGGTTTTGCTGGCCCATGACGATGGTGTTATTGACGGTTTCTCTCTTGCCCCAGGCGCGATCAATTCCGGTGGCGTGAGCGCTGATGGCCGTCTTCTGATTCAGCCTCTCCCGATGGGGAACGTTCAAGCGGGCCAAGAAATCATGAAAGATGAGCGCGACCTCATCAACGATTCTTTTCTAATCAGTCTTTTTCAGGTTCTCACCGAGAATCCCCAGATGACTGCAACGGAGGTCCTAGAACGGACACGAGAAAAAGGTATTTTGCTAGCCCCGACGATTGGGCGTCAGCAATCGGAATATCTAGGTCCAATGATTGACCGCGAATTAGATCTTCTTTCGGCGATGGGGAAACTTCCGCCTCAAACCGGCCTAATGAAGGAAGCGAAGGGTCAGTACAAGACAATTTACGATTCTCCTATTACTCGCACCCAAAAAGCGGAGTGGGCGAGTGGCGCGCAGCGGACTATTGAGACGCTCATGAATCTAGCGACGGCCACGCAAGATCCATCCTACCTTTTTTATATCGATTTTGATATTGCGGCGCCGATTATCGCCAGCATCAATGGTACTCCCGCGAGTTGGATTCGCAGCAAAGACGATGTGGCCAAGCTCAAAGCGGCGCACGCCAAGCAGCAGCAGATGCAGCAGGCGATCCAGGCTGCCCCGGCGCTTGCAGGCGCCGCCAAAGCGCACGCGCAAATGCAACAAAACGCTCCGGCCCCCGCCCCTCAAGGTTAACAGATGAGAATTCAGGAAAAATCAAAGCTACATGAGTACTACCACGAGCGGAGTATTGCTTATGGCCGAATCTTTGATCCAGAAAGCCCCTTTACTGAATTGGTCATGGCGGATTTGGCCCGTTTCTGTCGGAGCAATGAAACCACTTTCCACACCGATGCGCGCGTTCACGCTCTCATGGAAGGGCGAAGAGAAGTTTTTTTGCGAATCCAAGAATTTCTCACGCTAAACGCCGATCAACTTCTTGAAAAACATACGAAACCCCTTACGATAACTGAAACCCCGAAACCCTAACCCGGAGATTTCCGCCATGAGTACCCCTGCAACCCCTGCCGATACTGCCACGCCCTCCACTCCGGCGGCACCTGCCGCTCCCGCCTCAACTAGCGGCGCGCTTGCGCCCGCGTCTCCTGCCGCTGCGCCAGCCACTACTGGCGCAGCCCCCGCCCCCTCCACGGAAACCGTGAATCCTGGCGCTTGGATGGCCGGGTTCAATGAGGATCTCAAAGGTTATGTCGGCAACAAAGGTTTCAAAGATCCGGGCGCCCTGGCCGATGCGTATCGCAACTTAGAAAAGCTGCAAGGCGTACCGCAAGATCGTCTCTTGAAACTCCCCGAGCAGTTTTACGACGATAAGGGCGCTCTTACGGCGGAAGGCCGCGGAATTTACGAGCGCCTTGGCGCGCCGAAAAATGCGGCCGATTATGGTATCGAAGTGCCCAAAGAGGGCGGCGATCCTAAGCTCATGGAGCACTTCACCAAACTTTTCTATGAAGCGGGCGTGCCCAAAGCAGCAGCCCAGAAAATTGTGGCGGAGTGGAATGGGTATCAGGCGGCAGCCGCCACCGCAATGAAAGATGCCCAAACCGCCGCGCACCGGGATCAGGTAAATGCCCTGCAAAAAGAATGGGGCGCGGCCTACGAAAGTAATACCAATATCGCCAAAGACGCTGTTCGTCGTCTGGGGTGGGACGCGGCGAAAATCGATGCCGTGGCTAGCGCGATCGGGCACGCTGATACGATGAAACTTCTCTCGAATCTCGGTAAAGCGACAGGAGAAAGCACTTTCGTTACCGGCCAGCGGGCGAGCACGCCGATGGAACCGGCTTCCGCAAAAGCGCGTATCACGGAGCTTATGACTGACCGAGATTTCGGAAACCGTTTAATGTCCGGGGATGCGGAGGCGAAAGCCACCTGGCAGCGCCTACACGAACAAGCCCACCAAGGCACAGTGAATATTTAATATGCGGGCTATTGACTCGGGGTGGGGATATGCCTCATCCTGGGTTTGACCGATAAGGGCTGTGCCCCGGTTGACGGTTCTGAAGAGAAGAACACTGCTCCGCCGGTATGCGCGGAATAAAGTCGGCCCCGCAAGGATAAGCCTCTTTTTGGAACTTTAAAATTTCAAAAATGGAGGCCACACATGGCCGGTGTAAATTCTGGGATTCCGCTTTTTTACGTTGAGCAATTTAGCTCCAACATCCAACTGAAACTCCAACAAAAAGGCTCGCGCCTATCGATGGCCGTGATGAGCGGCAACCACGTCGGTTCGCAAGCCTCCCCCGTGGATCAATTCGGCGCGATCAACGCCAACAAGGTGACCGGCCGCTACCAGCCGATCTCTCCGACCGACGCGCCTACGGATCGTCGGTGGGTATTCCCGCAGGATTACGATCTTGCCCAGCTTCTCGATTCTTTCGACAAGCTTCGCCTCTTGATCGACCCTATGAGCAGCTACGTTACCAACAGCGTTTACGCCATGGGCCGCGCCAAAGACCAAGAGATCCTCAACGGTCTCCTCGGCGCCAACTTTACGGGCAACAACGGCACCACGTCGGTTTCGGTTCCCTCGACCCAGATTGTATCTGTGGCCCAGGGCGCGGCGTCGGCCACGAACCTTACGGTAGCGAAACTTCGCAAAGCCAAGCAAATCCTCTTGAGCAACTATGTGGACCTCGACGCTGACGCCATCTACATGGCGATCAACGGCGTGAACCACGACTCTTTGCTTGCTGAAGTGCAAGTGATCAGCACGGAGTTCAACGATAAGCCGGTAATGGTGGAAGGCAAAATCCAACGCTTCCTCGGTATCGATTTCATCCACACGGAGTTGGTGAGCACTGGGGTTGACGACCTCGCGGGAACCTCGACCATGCTTCCCTGCTGGGCCAAATCGGGCGCCTACGCCGGTATCTGGCAGGACATGGTAACCGACGTTACCCAGCGCAAAGACCTTCGCTCCCTCCCGTACCAAGCGTACGTGATGGGTACCTTCGGCGGCACGCGCCTCGAAGAGAAAAAAGTTGTTCAAGTTTGGGCTCGCTAAAATAACGAGCGAAGGAGAAAAAATTTATGGCAGTAGTAATTGATAAATCGACCATGATCGCGAACCGGGACGCCACTCCCAAAATCCTCACCGACGCATACGTTGCGAACGGTGAGGTTCTGGAAGCGGAAGGCTACGTGGCTCCCGCGAGCGGCGATAGCGCCGGGTCGCAGTACAAACTGGTATCGATGCCTTCTAACGCCCGTTTGTCGTCACTGATTCTTCAGTGCACGGCGCTGGGCGGGGCCGCAGCTATCGATGTGGGCGTGTTCTGGCCCACCACGTTGGTTGGCGGTGGCGGCTTAAATCCGGCTAACGCCGGACTGGCTATCGCGGAGAACTTTTTCGTGGCGGCACAGTCGGTTGTAACGGCACTTGGTCCCACGGAAGTGGAAAACCAATCAGGCAGTTATACGATTCCCAAGCAAGAGCTGCCGCTGTGGCAGGCAATTGGTATGGCGGCCGACCCCGGTATCGATCTCGATATCGTGGCTAGCGTGAACGTAGCGATCGGCGCGAACGGTTTCCTCGGGCTCAAAGCTCGTTACGTGAAGCAATAATTTCGGGTCGCGGGCGGTAATGGCGTCAGGGGTCTTACCGCCCGTTTTTTGTAGAAGGGACTGACTAACTATGGCCACTAGACTTTACGGCGCCAACGCCGATTTCAACCTCGAGCAAGTGACCGAAGGCGTGGGGTCTCCCACAACCGCTCACACGGTTGAGCTGACGGTCGATCTTTCGACTTCGGCGGTGAATGATTCGGGCGCAACGCGCGGAATTTATAAAAACGAAGTTTTGCTGATTCTGAATCTTTTCATGCAGCAAATCACTCGCGACAACTGGCCGCCAGCTTAATAGGAGCTAACCATGACCAGAGGTGGAATAGCCCTTTGCGCCAACGTCAACGTGGTCGCCAATCAACTCCCTCTTGGGTGGGTCGGCGGGCGTACCGCTTTGGTGATTTGCGCGACCACGTACCCAAGCGCGTGCAATCTTCAGATGCAAGTTCAGAACGGCAACTGGGTGAACGTAAACGCAGCCACCTTGGCCCAGGACGGATTTACTTCCTACGATCTTCCCTCGGGCCAATATCGGATCGCCATGGCGGGTGGCACCGTGGCCGGGCTTTACGCGTCCTTGGTATCGGTGGCGTACACCTAAATAGGGAGAAGGGGGATGATTGAGTTCAACGACTACGCAAACCACGATCATCAACCGCGCGCTTCAACTTCTCGGTTATAAGCCGGTAGGATCTATAAACGACAACGACCGCGGCGCCCGCGCGATGAATCGTGCCTATTACCCCGTTTTAGAAGCCATGCTGCGGGAGAATTTTTGGTCGTTCTCGATCGTGCGCGCGATTCTTGCCGCCGCGGGAACCCCGCCCATTTTCGGTAAGGCCAACTATTTCCCCCTCCCCGGGGATTTCATCATGATTGCGCCACCCGACCAGTATACGTCTTATTCCCTGGGCGCCATTCCCGCCGGGCTTATCCCGAGCGCGCCTAACACGGGCGTCCTCTATAACGATTGGCAGATTGAGAACTTCCCCGGCGGGGGCCAGGCGATCGCCAGCGATCAGCAGGGGCCGCTTTATATTCGGTACGTGACCAGCAACGTAACTGAAGCCAATTTTGACCCATCTTTCGCGGAAGCATTCGCTGCCGCGCTGGCCATGGATACTTGCGAGGAGTTAACTCAAAGCAATACCAAAATGCAGACCATGGAGAAGATGCACGACGACGCGATTAATCTCGCGAAAAAGAGAAATGCATTTGAAGAGATGCCGGTACAGCCTCCGATTGACCCTTGGATTTTGGTGAGGTGGTAGGCCGTGCCCAAAGCCGCGCTAGCACAAACCGGATTTAACACGGGGGAAATATCCCCGCTATGCTATGGCGTTTTCGATAATCCCCGCTATAAAAAAGGTTTACAGATAGGGCTAAACTATCTGCCCACGCTTCAGGGACCGATCATTCGACGCCCGGGAACGAAGTATGTAACCAACGTAAAAGATTCGTCGAATCCTCCGGTGCTTATTCCATTTTCCTTCTCTGCAACCCAGAACTACATGCTCGAGTTTGGCGCGAACTATATCCGTTTTTACGCAAATAATAGCGTCGTAGTGAATCCCGCCGCTTCGGTTCGGCTCTCGGGCACCATTGGAAACACGGGAATTCTTTCTATCTTCGGGTTCAATTTCTACGCCACTCGCGCGAATGCAAATCCTCAGCCTTATGAAGCGACCGTGAGCACCACCACGGCTGTTGCTGCGGGCGCCATTCTTGAATTACCTTCTCCTTACATTGCCGCGGATGTGGCGCTACTCCGCTGGACGCAAAATGGTGACACATTGTATTTGGTTCACCCCAATTATCCACCCTATAAACTTCAACGGCAGTCGCAAATCGCATGGAAGCTGCAAAGAGTTTTCATCCTCGATGGTCCCTACCTTCCGGCAAATTCTTTTGCGACTATTGGCGATAGCGTTAGTACTCAGGTACAGGCAATTTCCGTAACGCCTGCGTCTAATCAAGAGCAGGCAATGACTGTCGTAGTGGCCAGCGGGGCCGGTACTAGCAATGTTGGCGGGGCGATCGGGATAAACACTACTTCGGCGCACGGACTTACCAGCGGTCAAAACGTATTTCTTACTGGAATTGGTGGCACTACCGAGGCGAATAATTTTAGCTCTTTCTTTGGACGGACCAATATTACGGGCCCTGGGTATTGGACCATCATTGTTACATCGACAACCTCGTTCACTCTTGTTGGTTCTACGTTTGTTAATGCCTGGACTTCAGGCGGTACCGTATTTCCCGCTCTTTTTGCGCTTTCTGCCGCCCAGCAAAAAGCCGGCAGTGTGGCGCAGGATCTCGGGCGCGTTATGGCGCTTGTTCTGAATGGTGTGCGGTATTGGGGAAATATAAATATAGTTTACGACGCTGCCACCGTTCAATTGAGCGCAGGTGGGAATGATATTTCCACCCCCATTTGTTGGCCGGCGAGTTTTACTTCCCCGGCTACCCCAGTTGCCACCGAATGGTTTCTGGGCACCTGGAGCGGCGCCTACGCCAACGGCGTATCGGGAACTTTTAATGGAAACGGGTATCCGCAAGCATCGTGTTTTCATCAAAACCGTCTTGTTTTCGCCGGGGCAGCAAATTCTCCACAGGAAGTTGATTTTAGCGGGTCCAATTCTTTTGAGGACTTTGCGCCTTCTGACGCCACTACTTTGAATGTCCGCGATAGCGATGCTATGTCATTTAATCTGTCTTCCGACGATCAAAACCCCATTCGATGGATGGCGTCCACTGCGCAGGGGCTGTGCGCGGGAAATTACTCATCGGAATGGGCCATGACTCCATCAGGAAATTCCGAGGCTCTAACTCCTACAAATTTCAACGCCCAACAGACTTCCTTTTTCGGTTCGGCGGCGATCGCGCCGGCTAAGATCGGAAACGCCGTCATGTACGTACAACGCGCGTCAAGGAAGCTGCGCGAGATGGCGTTCTTTTTCATGGCCGGGACTTTCCGCTCCAATGACCTGACTGAAATTTCCGAGCACATTACTCTCCCCTCTTTGAACCAAATTGCGGTTCAAAAAGAAGGTCAACCACTCATTTGGGGCGCGCGTGGGGACGGGGCGCTTGTTTCTTTGATCTATAATCGCGATGACGTATCCCTGAGCGCCGGTTGGATGAGGCATCAACTGGGGGGTCAATCAGATTCCCTTGGTACGATCCCCGTGGTGACGAATTTTGCCTTTATTCCCGATCCTCTGGTTACGTTTGACCAAATGTGGATGGTGGTGAAACGGTTCATCAATAGTGCCACAATTTATACCATCGAATACATGACCAAGATTTCGGACGATTCCATTGCGCAAGCCGATTCGTTCCAGTTGGATTGCGGCGCCACGTTTATTGGCGGATCTCCTTCCACTGTAATCTCTGGTCTTTCTTGGTTGGTTGGTGAGACCGTGAGCGTTCTGACCGATGGCGGAATTCATCCTAACTGCGTAGTGGATGGAACGGGCGCGATCACACTGAATTATCCCGCCACAAAAGTTCAAATTGGTTATGCCTATAACTCTCAAGGCCAATTGCTTCGCGCCGAGGCCGGCGCCGCGGATGGAACTTCTATCGGTAAAACACGTCGTACAACCCGGGTGGCTATGCAGCTTCACCGCGCGGGGGATCTCGCGATCGGAACCACGTTTGATAATCTCATCCCCGTTAAGTTCGCCCAAGCCGATCAGAACGACGCTGACACGGCCGTGCCGCTTTTCTCCGGCATGATTCGGGAAGGATTGGAAAGTGCTTACGACTTTGAAAGCCAGCTTTGTTTTCAGCAAAACTCGCCTCTTCCGGGGACGATTCAGTCGATCACTTCTTTCCTGGAGGAGTTCGATCTATGAGCGCGCCTTTTGAATTGATTCCCTATCGTAAAGAGCACGTGCTGCCGCTGCTCGAGCAGCCCATGAATTCCGATATTCGCGACTCTTACGCCGGAGGATTAGCGCAGCTTCTGGAAACCCATCCAAGCATGACCGGCATCCTCAACGGCGTGCCCATGGTCTGCGGTGGCGTCATCAAAATGTGGGAAGGCCGCGGCTGCGTTTGGACCGTTTTCAACGAAGAATCTCGGCATTGTTTTGTGCCCGTGTTCCGAGGCATCAGAAAATTTCTTCAAGGCCAACTTCAGCAATACCGTCGTCTGGAATTGGCGGTACCGGTTAGTTTTGAAATAGGGCATCGAAGGGCTAAAATGCTGGGCTTTAAAGTGGAGTGCCATTTGGCGCGGAAATTTCTGCCGTCCGGCGAAGACTGCGTGCTCTACGCCATGGTTAGGGAGGATTAATGTCGGCTGCAATCCCCATAGCTGGCGCAGGGCTTTCCGCTTACGGATCGATTCAGCAAGGTCAGATGACCTCGGATACGCTGAATACGCAGGCTAAAAACCTCACTGCTCAAGCCGCCGAAGCTGAATCCAAGGGACAGTACGATGCCATGCGTGAGCAGGTGGTATCGGGGCAAAAGATTGGTTCCTCGATCGCGGCTTATGGCGCGAGCGGCGTGGCTGGCAATTCCGGAAGCGCGCTCGACGTGGTTCAAGCCTCTCACCAAAACGCGGAACTTGATCGCCAAAACATTCTTCACGGCGCCGACATTCGCGCCATCAATTATCAAAACCAAGCGAGCATGGATAAGTATGGCGGCCAGAGCGCGCTCTTGGGCAGCTATTGGAGCGCCCTCGGGGCGATGTCCATGGGCCTTGTAAAAGGCGGGGTCGGTCAAACAGCGGCGGCGCCCACCGCACCAAACTATGACGGCGGGGAACCTAACGCGGGCGCGGGGAACGAGATAGCAGGCGCATCTGAAACCTCGGCCGCGGGCGGTTTAGCGGGTTCTGACTTAGCCGCCGAAGCAGCGGAGTTAGCTTAATATGCCTAGGGTTCAAGAGTATTTACCAGAACAGGAAGCGCAAGGGCCGGTTGGCCAGACCAGCCCCATGCTCGACCAAGTGGGCATGTTCGGCCGCGGGCTCGAGACTGCGGGCCGGGATATCGAAGATGCGGGCACGATCATTCATGATCGCCAAACGCAGGCGGAAACCGCCGACGCTTACTCTGCCGTTTCCGAGCAGCGGGCCAATTTCATGGACCGCATTCAACAAGAGAAGAATGACGGCACGCTAGACGTAGGGAAAATAAAAGAAGATTACCAAAAGTGGACCGAGGATACCTACGATAGTTTCTCCACTACCGGGGGGAAAGACGCTTTCACCCGCGCCTCCGCGCGTACGGGCGGCGCTATTCTTCAGAACGCCTCCCGAAGTTTTGCGGTGGTTCAAGGGAAAAAAGCTTCGGATCAGCTAAATACAATGACGAATACCAATTCGGATATCGTCATGAAAGACCCTAGCCAATACCCCGACCTATTGTCGCAGCAAACAGAAGCCGTTCAGGCCCAGGTGGACACGGGAATGCTCACCCAAGAGCAAGCCGATCAGATTCACAAAAGCATGAATACGGAACTGGCCAAAGGCGCTATCCGCGGGTACATGCAATCCGATTACAACAATATCAAGGCTTCGGTTGTACAATCCGGCGGAAAGGTAGACCCCAATTCCGCCAATTTAAATACCGCGGTTTCGATGCTAAACAGCGATCACTTTGATTCTGTTCTAGGTACGGATTTGAAAAAAGGTCTCCAGAACGAAATTCGAGCCAATCAAAGTGCGGCCCAGACTGCCGGGGTTCAAGCTCTTCAAGCGAAGCAGAACGCTGTTAGCGCGCAAGGCGAGCAATTCAAATCGCAAGCCTACGAATCCATTCGCACCGGGAAATACGATCCTGCGCAATCGGTTCAAGCGTTTCGTTCCGGCCTTATCACTGCGCAAGAACAGCTCCAGCTCAACCACCTTTCAGAATCGCAAGGGGAACCGGAATCTGCGTCCAATCCCCAAGCTTTCAATTCGCTCATGCAGCGGGTGCTTTCCCCCGATAACTCCCCTGGCCACATATCGGATGCCTTGGGCCAATTGGCGAGCATGGTTCGCACCAAGCCAGAGGATCTTGGCCCCGGTTCGCCGTACATTGGTAAGGGAGATTTTGATAAGCTTCAACAGGCTATTTCTATGGTTCCGGCCAACCGCGTGAACAGCTACAATGAGGGGCAGCTTCTTCAAAAAGCGCAGCAGCAGATTGGCACCTCGGACCCCGATTCCCATTACAAGCTCGCGCAGTTCACGAATGATTTGGCCATGGCGAAACAAAACGCTCTCCAAAAGCAAGAGCCAATCGGGCCACTTTTAGATCCGCAATCTCCCCAATATTTTGGCGCGCAGATTCAAAAATATATCGCGACGCCTCAACAGATTCTCGCTCGGCAAGCGGATCAGGCGAGGGGCGCAGTAGCTCCGCCCGCTAGTGTTCAAACCCAACCGGGTGTGATTCCTACCCCCGCTAAACCGGGGGCCTGGGCAAAATTCAGTTCAGATGTTTCAGGGGCCGCGGGTGAAATGAAAGATGTACTACCTGACACAACGCCCGCAGGTCAGAGCGGAACGGATTTCGCCTCTCGGTATAATTCCGCGGGCGCGCCGATAGCCCGTTCCGCCGCCAACATTGAAACGATGAGCGCCGCTGATATCAGGAAGCTAAACCCCAAGAATCTTTCTACGGCTCAGTTGGCCGTCGCTTCCGCACGTTTGCGACAATTAGCGCAAGGTAACAAATAGTGACTAACGACGCCACCACCGCGCTATCGGGAGACGTAGAGGGAATGGCATCGAGCCATCCCGAAGCCGCATTCGGCGCGGCCGTGCCTGCGCCTGTTAGCGCGCCCAAGGGGCGTATGCCTGCTTCAAATCCGCCATCCGTTCAACCTAGTGCCCCTCCCCCCGCGGCGCAAGCAGGTGCGCAAAGTGCCGCCCCGGGGGCTTCGCCTGCGGGCGCTTCAGATGACCCTTTCGCCGCGGAATTGCAGGCTAGACAGCAAGCGCCTGATTCTTCTGCCTCTGCGCCAATTGATGACCCCTTCGCCGCCGAACTACAGGCGCGCCAAGCGCCGCCAGTAGTGACGCCCGGCAAGAGCGACATGCAGAATTTTGTTTCTGCGAACTTAACTGCTCACCGAGCCGCTCAACCCGATCTTTCCACCACCAACGGCGCCAATGCGACCACGATCGCCCCGGAAGATCCAATCCACGACTTTTTCCACGCCTTCACGGCCGGGCTTCAGATTTCCACTTCCGGGCTTGCCATCCGCGGGAAAATGCCGGATACGATTCTTCCCGAGCACGCCGATATGGCGATGCGGATCGCCAATCAGTTAGGTACGCTCGCCGGGGATGTTCCGGCTATGGTCGCTGGTATGGTCGGGGGCGGCGCTGCGGGCACGGCAGTCCCGGTGGTGGGGAACGTGGTCGGCGCCGCTGCGGGGGCCTTCGCGCTTCCCGCCGCGATCCGCAAAATGTATATCGATCACTATACAAATGGAAACATCTCGGACGCCGAGAACCCTGCGCGCGAGTTCGCCTCCCGCCTTATGGCGACTACTTGGGAAGGCGTGAAGGGCGGCGCCACGGGGGCCGCGGCGGCTTTGACCGGCGGGGCAGTGACTCCGGTGGCGGGCAAGCTCGTTGGTACTGCTGCCGAATTGGCCGCCATGACTACCGTGGGCAGCGCGGTCGAGGGGCATCTCCCTTCCTTGCAGGATTTTGCCGATGGCGCGCTTCTCATGGGTACGTTGCATGGGCTTGGGCACGTCACGGGCCTCGGCGTTGCTGACCCCAAACTTACGGACGCCGGAGAGAAGCAAAAGAATATCTTCGCCGCTACAGGGGAAACCCCCGCGCAGATTACGCAAGCGGCGAGCACGGACGTAACTTTGAAGCAGGACCTTATTGCTGGGAATGCGCAGGAACCGCCCCAAGCCACGCCCACCAAGTTGGTGCAACGGTCCGAGATGATAGATATCCGCGGCGGCGGGCAACAGTTTCATGGGGCGAACAACCCGATTGACGAAGTTACTCCGGGGCACTGGAACTACAACGACAAAAATATCTACGGGCAGGGACT